AACTGGGAGAACTACTACCAGGACTTCGCGCTCACCCGCGCCCCACTCCACCTCTTCGACGAAGCCGTCATCGAGCCCGGGTACAAGATCCGCGTCGAAGACGCATCCGGCGATCGCGACCGCGACATGGAGGAAGCGCTCGACCTCTGGGCGTCGAACTGCGTCATCCACGCCGGCGAACTCGGCCACGACCTCCGGAAACTCCTCGGATCACTCCCCTCGAAACGCCGTGGGAAAGGCACCGTCCTGATCGAGAAGGTCGGCACCAGCACCGACCCCGACGCGATGGTCGCGCTGATGTCCCTCGACCCGTCGACGTTCAAGATGCACACCCGCCCCCGGCAGCCCATCCTCATCCAGCCCGACGACGCCGTCGACTCCAACCACCCACGGACGCCGTCGGGGAAGGCGGCCGCGTACACGCAGTACCACCAGGACGTCCCCGGGCATGGCGAGAAGGACCCGATTCACTTCGCGACGACCGACATCCTGAAGCTGACCTACGACGCCGACGACGGCGAGGTCTGGGGGACGTCGGTGTTCGACGCGATCGGAGATCGGATTGACGCGCTCCGCCAGAAGCTCAAGGACCGCGACTTCGCCATCCGCCAGACCGGCTACCCGCACCGGATCTACTCCTCGAAGAACTGGACGCAAGACGAAGCCGAAGCGTACGCGGAAGCACACAAGGAGGGCGACGTCTCCAGCGAGTACGGCCCCGAGGACGACGACGATGACCGCGGCGGGGAGAAGCACTCGTTCGCCGGGCGCGTCGACTTCGTCCCGGACGAAGTGGACGTCCAGGTCGAATCCGGGACTGTTCCGGAATTGGAGAGCGCGATTCGGGATGACGTCGAGCAGATCTTCTCGGTGATGCCGGTCGGGAAGTACCAGATTGCGTACGCCGACGACCTGAACCAGTTCGTCGTCGACCCGCAGCGCGAGCAGGACAAGGAGGCCGTCGACTCCGAACGCCAGTATCTGGAACGGAAGTTCGAGCCGATCATCAAGGAGAAAGCCGACGAGCTCGCGAGCGGCGACCAGTACGACGGCACCGTCTCTCTGACAATCGAACCGCCGGAGGACGAGAACCCGTTGCGGCGGGAGAGCTTCCCGGCGGACAACCTGGAGGCGTTCGCGAACGCGTGGAAGGCGTTCAAGTCCAGCGGCGCCGAGCAGGACCTGCCCGCTGCCGCGTTCGCGGAGTTCGCCGGGTTCGACCTCGAGGAGAAACAGCAGGAGTACGACTGGGAGGCTGACCCGCTCGAAATCGCTGACGAAGACGACACGCAGGAAGCGATGGACGAGGTCACCCCCTCCGACAACACCGACGACGAGAACGCGGAGGAGGAGGAGCAGGAGGACGACACCGCATGACCCACGACGGCCCGCGGCATCTCGACGGCGTCTCCTCGCTGGAATACGCCACGCTGCTGGCTTCCTGGCGTCACGGGAAGCGGAGCGAAGACTCATGAGCACGACACCCGCCTCCGACGACGCCGGCCTCTGGGACACCATCAGTGGGCCGTCCACCGTCGACGAGCTCGGCGAGCAGTTAGCGGCCGGCGCCGAACAGCTCCAGGACACCGAGCACGCCCACCCGACGAAGTCCGGGGGCGGGCACGCGAACGACCCGTCGAAGACCACGACCGTCCAGCGGAAGTACGCCCAGCGACTCCGTGGGCGCTTCGCGAACATCCGCGCGGAGATCCGGCGCGGCATCGCTGACCGCGACGTCCTCGGCCTCCAGGACGACGATGACGGCGAGGGCACGTCGCTGGCGGACCTCCTCGCCGCCGACGACGTCCCCGATGATGTTCGCGAGCGGTTCGTCGAACTGCTCGCCACGCAGGAGTACGGTGCCGCTGGGGATCTCGTTGAGCAGCTGGCGTCGGACTTCGACCCCGAGGACCTCGTCACCCGGGACTTCGAGTTCGACCAGTTGGCGCGCAAGCACGAGGAGTTCATGTCGTGGCTGCGCGCCCAGCAGGAAGCGGGCGTCCTCGATGTGATCTCCCGGGACGGCAACACGTACGTGCGGTCGGCGTACGAGCGCGGGGTTCGGAACGCGAACAACTGGATGGACGCCGACGACGTCGACGAGGACGTCGCGGCTGCCCTCCGGCAACCCATCCACCAGGACCGCCTGTCCCTTCTCTACGAGCGGAACTTCGAGGCACTCCAGGGCATCACCCAGGACGTCTCGCGAGAGATCTCCCGGGAGCTCGCGGAGGGGCTGGCCGAGGGCGTCAACCCGGACGAGATGGCGCGCCGACTCACCGGCCGCGTCGACGCGATCGGGCGGACGCGCGCGACGACGCTCGCCCGGACGGAGATCTTGTACTCGCACAACGAGGCGACCATCAGCCAGTACGAGCGCGTGCTCGGGTCGGACATCGACGTCGAGATTCAGGCGGAGGTCTCGACGGCCGGCGACCGGCACGTCTGTGACATCTGTGAGCCCTGGGACGGCCGCACGCTCCCCCTCGATGAGGCCCGCAGCGACGGGCCGCCGTTCCACCCGAGATGCCGGTGCGTAGTCCGGCCGAAGACGCCGACGTCGTCTCAGACGGCGTCGACGCCGGCGGCCTCCTGACCGGCGCGATTCGGACCCGTGGCCACCGCCTGTCGGACTTCTTCTCACGACGCTGGGTCGAGGAGAGCCGGGTTCAACTCCCGGAGGCGGCCTGCAGGAATGACCTGACATGACTACTCCCCACGACGAAAAGCACGCCGAGACACTCGCTGGTGGCGTCGCCTCGATCGACGAGGACGACGAGGACCGACAGGTCCGAATCGTCCCGCTTGGAGAGGGCGACACCACTCGCGGTGGCTCGGGCAAAGAGACGTACTGGGACCGGGAAGTCCTGAAGGAGGGCGTCGAAAGCGGCGCGTTCGACGATGCGAAACTCCTCAAGGGGCGTCCCGGCGAGGGCCACAAGGACATGCTCGAGCAGGCGGACCCTGACGAAATCGCCGGGTCCGCCGGCACGTTCGAGTATGAAGACGGCGTCGGGCCAGTCTCCGAGAACGCCGAGGTCCTCGACGACCACCTGGCCGACCTCGTCGACGCCGGCCTTGTCGAGGTCAGCCCCGACATGTGGCGCGTCCTCGGCGAGTACGACGAGGAACTCGGCGCCTACCGCGTCGAGGAGATCCTCGACGTCCCCTACATCACCATCCTCGACCGTGGCGCGTCAGCGGGCGCGTCCATCGAGCCAGCCGACGCCGGCACCGAGGCGCTCGGCGGCTTCGCTAGCTGGCACGACCGCGTCGACGAACTCGCGGAAACACTGGGCGTCCCCTCCGAGCAGGTCCAGGAGGAGGTTGACGCTGGTCGCGACGTCGAGGTGTCCGTCGAGCAGCTCTCCCGGCTGTTCACGCTCCGGTTCAACGCGTACGGGGAGATGTTCGGTGACGAGTTCCTCGACGAAGCGGTGGCGGGCCTCGAAGCGATCGAGGGCATCTCCGCGACGCGCAGTCAGGACAACGACAACCCCGAACTCGTCGCTATCGTCGACCGCGAAGCAGTCGCGTCGCTCGACGAACTGAACGACGAGATCGTCACCGCCCTCCAGGACACTCCGTTCGAGGTCCACGACGACTACGACTGGATCGAGGACGTCGCCTGGGAGGGCCTTGCTGGCGGCATCGAGGATCGGGTAGTGAACGAGCGGGCGGAATCCCGTGTGGACTCCGGCACCGGGCAGTCCGGTACCAGCGGTACTTCAACTCAGAACATGGCAGACCCCGACGACCTTCAGGAGCAGCTTGCTGAGGTCCGGTCCGAGCGAGACAGTCTCGCCGACGAGACCGACGACCTCGAAGAGCAGCTCTCCGAGAAAGAGGAAACGATCGACGAATACGAGGAGCGCATCGAGCAGCTCGAGGACGAAGTCGACCCGCTCGTCGAGATGCTCGCTGAACTGGCGGCCGAGGATTCGCCGCTCCAGGCCGAGCAGCTCGCCGACCGGTTCGACCCGAGCGAGCTCGTCGAATCGCTGGCGCTCGACGCCGGCTGGACCGAAGAGGACGACGAGGACCCAGTCGACATCGTTCGCGAGCAGCTCGCTGGCTCGCCCAACCCTCGCGGCGAGAGCGACCCCGAGGGCACGCCTGGCGACGGGCCCGGCGAGGAAGCCCTCGAGCACGCCGAGCAGCTGGCCGGCGAAGTGATGACGGCGTCCGACACGCTCGCTGCTGACGACTCGAACTACGAGTACCTCAAGCAGGAGTACGACGTCGACGCCACGGAGTACGACAACGTCGAACAGCTCCGCGCGGCCGTCCGCGACAGTGGGGGTGACTGACGATGGTGCAAGGAGACCTCCGCCTCTGCGACCCCGGCCAGGACGTCGACGTCGACGTCATCGCAGGGCCCGGTGGCGCGGTCGCTGACCGTGGTGACCCCGTCGAGATCGCTGGTGAGGCCAACGGGCGGACGCAAGTCCAGCTCGCTCAGGCTGCAGGCAACGCAATCGGCCCCCTCAAGAGCGCGCCCGCCGTCGACGACGCGGACTACGCGGCCGGCGAGGTCGCGGGGACGGGCACCGCGCTCGCGCAGGGCCCGGTCGACTGGTACGAGGACGCCTCCGGCGGCGCCGTGTCGCCGGGCGACCTCGTCGTGCTGACGGGGACGGGCGTTCGCGCCTACGACTCCGCCGGCGGCGACACGCCCGAGATGATTCACGGTCGTGTCTTCGCGACCGGGACTCGCGCCAGCGCTGAAACTGCGAACAAGGTGGCTGTGCTGCGCCACCACTAACTACTGACTGAACATGGCACGACTTAGCTTCAAGAAGGCCGGTCTACTCTCGCCGAAGACGCTGCGCGAGGAGATCGTTCAAGACATCGACCAGATGGATGAGATTCAGGGTGAGAACGTCGCCAGCGCGAACAGCGAGTTCGCTGCTGTCGACCTCGACGCCCCTGAAGAGAACTACTTCCAGATCGGCGGCGCCGTCGCCCCGATGCGTGAAGTCGACCGTGCGGCCGAATCCCCGATCGGCACGCTCGGCGACATCAACCAGAAGGACATCACGACCTACTCGTTCAAGGAGAAGCTCGCGCCCGAGAAGGAGACGGACGCGAAGCTCAACAGCGAGCGCGAAATCCTCTCGCTGTATCGCTGGGGTGCGAACCAGCTCCGCGCGTCGCTGTTCCTCACGCGCGAGCAGGTCACTTGGCGCGGCACTGGGAGCGTCGACGGGTTCATCGGCCAGGACGGCCAGTCGCCGCACTCGGACATCCCGGTCGACAACGTCATCGACCCGGACTACGCGTACAGCGACCGCGCGAACTCGACGCCGTACCAGAACTTCTCGTACGCGTCGTACCTGCTGAACGAGGCCGACCAGACGTTCATGAACTCCCAGGTCACCAGCGACGCGGTCGGGTACGTGTCGCCGAGCGCCTGGCACGACATCAAGAACAACGACGACATGAAGGCCCGGTTCTCCGGCGTCGAAGTGCGTGGCCTGAGCGGCAGTCAGGTCCGCCGCCTCGTCGACGAGGAGATCCCGGAGATCCGCATGGTCAAGGTCAAGCTCCCCCGGCAGGACGCCAACGGAAACTACCTCGACGAAGCCGGCAACATCGTCGAGGACGTCGACAACGCGGCGATGGACAACGTCCTCGAGCCGTACGACCCCGCCGCGGGCGAGCAGGTGCGGAACATCGTCATCGGGCGGCCCGGCCCGGGGTCGGCGTTCCTCCCGTGGTTCGGCGAGAACATGGGCGCGTTCGACGAGCCGGACGCGCCGTCGACGGACGGCGGGTTCGCTGTCGACGAGAATCGTGGCTTCGGGACGCAGACGTGGATCGGGGACGACCCGGCCGTCACCTGGCTGAAGGGCTTCCAGGACATCGGCTTCCACCTGATGCTCCCCGAGCAGTGGGTCGTCATCCGGGACATCTGAGGTGACCGATGACTGAACTCAAGTGGACTCGCGACTCGACGTTCCACGACGGCGGTCGGAACTTCCGAGCTCGCGGCCCCGGCGTCTACGACGTCCCCGAGGAGGCAGTCGAGGAGTACCTCGACCACCGCTCCGGCGCGTGGGAACGCGTCGACGAAGACGACACCGATACCGAGCAGTCGGCGAACGGTGACGCCGACTCCGAGGACTCCAACGCCAGCGACGACGGCGACACCGAGACCACCAGTGAGCCCGAGGGCGAGGGCGGAGCACTTCCGTTCAGCCCCGAGGAGCACACGAATGCAGAGATCGAGGAGCGCATCGCGGACATCGACGACGTCGAGACTGTGCGTGCGCTCAAGAACCTCGAGGAAGAGCAGCAGGATCGGTCCGGCGCGGCTGACGCGTTCGATGACCGCCTGACGGAACTCGAGGAGTAACGCATGAACGGGCTCGCCGACGCCGACTCACGGACGTCCTACGAGGCGGTCACCGGCGGGGGGTTCCACACCGAACTCTCCGAGGCCGAAGTCCGCGAGTACATGGACGACGCGAACATGGAAGTCGACGACCGCCTGAAGAACCGTGGCCTCTCGGACCGCCGGCTCGCGAAGATCGAACGCGAACTCACCCGTCACTTCATCAAGTTCCTCGTCGACGACGAGCGCCAAGTCCAGTCCGAGGACATCGGCCCGGTCTCCTTCGACTACGCTGGCGCGCTCTCAGCGGAGGGCTTGAAAGCGACGACGCACGGCCAGCAAGCAGTCGAGTACGACACGACCGACACGCTCGGCCCCGACGGCGGGGACTTCTGGTCGGTGACCGCATGAGCGCGTTCGCTGCTCGCCGGGCGCTCCGCCGCGCCGGCGTCGACGTCGAGCTCCACAACTTCGAGCAAGCGGATGCCGACGACTCCCGGGGAGCGCCCTGGACGCAGACCGCTGGCTCACCCCACTCGATTCTCGCGATTCCGGACCCCGGCGGGAAGTCAATCTCTTACGGGACGTTCGGCGTCGAGGTCGACGCCGACCAAGTGTTCCTCGTCGACGCCGGCCTCGTCGATGACGGTCTTCGCGATGGCGGCGGTGAAGGTGCCTCGGTCATCGTCCAGGACGGAGCGTCGTACCGCGTGATCGATGCGGGTCGCTCCCAGGGCCACGGCTTCGCTGTCCTCGAATGCGAACGTGACGAGGAGGCTAACCTGTCATGATCGAGAACTACGAAGATCTGAACCGAGACGAGACGGTCGACGCCGTCGCCCAGTTTAGCGGCGAGCGCCTCGCCGCGTTCATCGAGTACGAGCGCGAGCACAAGGACCGGACGACGGTCATCGAGCCGCTCGAACGCCAACTGGTCGACGTCCGCCCAGCCGGCGATCGGCAAGCCGTCGCTGGTGTCTGGTGGGACGACCCGACTACTCCCCAGACAGTGCGGCGGACGCGGCGTGTCGAGCAAGCCATCGACGCTGGTGAACTCGAGGTCGTCCGTTGATGGAGGACGAGAACAACTTCGATGAGGCCCGAGAGGCGGTCCAGGGCGGGCTGGAAGAGGGGCTCGTTGAGCTGCACAAGGACACGCTCAACACACTCGACAAGAACATGCGGCAGGGCAAAGACGCGCTCGGGAACTCGTGGGCGCCCCTCGACGAATCGACTGTGGCGGCGAAAGGCCACAGTACGCCCCTGATCGAGACGTCGACGCTGCGGAGCGATCTGCAGGCGACGTCGCAGGTCTACCCGTCGCGCCTAACTGCCGTTATCGGCTCCACACTGGACTACCTCGTCCACCACGAATTCGGCGCGCCAGCGGCCGGCATCCCGCCGCGGCCGATTCTCGCACCGGCGGCACGCTACGCTGAAAAGCGCGCCCCCGACGTCATCGGCAGCGAGATCGACGCACGCCTCGACCAGGCAGAGGTCGACTGATGCTCACCACAGCCGAGGAAGACCGCCTCGAGGACCTTCTCCCGCTCACCGCGATGGAGGTCACGTACGAGGGCGCCGCCTACCAGTACGACATCGCGCCGTGGTGGTGGGGTGGGGATGCTGTCGGCGATGACGCCAGCACCCCGCCGGCGTACCCGGCGCTGGCGCTCCAGTTCGAGACGCAGAACCAACCCGAGACCGCGCGCCAGCCGGCGAACAACCTCCAGTCCATCGACAACCCAGCCAACGAGCCCGGGTTGACCGAGACGCGCACGGAGGAGGTGAGCGACGACCTCTCGATGATGGTCGTCGTCGAAGCCACCCACGACGACAACGGCGTACCGCCCCAGGTCCGCTGCTCGCAACTCACGCGACACCTGTGGCGGTTCATCCAGTTCGACCTCGATGACGTCCTGAACACGCCGGGAGCGAACGGTGAGCGACCGATGCGGTCAGAGATCACCAGCTCCCCAACGCCGACGCGCGTCCAGCGCACGCTGCAGGCCGAGTGGTCGGTCCGACTGCATCACGCCGAGACGCAGGACGTCGAGGTCGACACGGCAGCTGGCGCGGAGTACAGTGCTGAACAGACCGACAACTGACCGTTCACAGACACCATAGATGACAGTTTCACCCGTTGAGATTGACGTTTCGGCAGAGACCGGAGCGCTCCCCCAGGAGACCTTCACCGACGTCGCCGTCGTCGGCACCGCAACCGCAGCGCCAGCCGGCGCGGCGTTCGGTGAGGTCAACCGATACCAGAGTGCTTCTGAAGTAGCAGCCGACTACGGCGACGGCAGCGACGTCCACGTGGCGTCCCAGGCCGTCGCCGAGATGGGCGCGGACGCGTGGTACGTCCTCGTCCTTGAACAGACCGAGGTCGTCGACGAAAGCGTCGACGATGGCACGACCGTCGCGAACACGCCCATTCATGGCGAAGCTGGCGTTACCGCCAGTGCTCGCGACGTCGTCTACTCGACCGACGACCCCGTCAGCCAGCCCAACGCTGGAGAGGTTGCGGTGAACACGGCGACCGGCGAGGTCGTCACCGACGACGGCACCGCCGCGACGTTGACGTACTCGTACGTCGACTGGAGCGGCCTCGAGGAACTCGAGTACCGTGGGGTGAACCGCGCACACCTCGCGGACACGCGCGCTGGTCGCGAGCACATCGGCGACTACGACGAGTTCGTTTCCTGGGCCTCATCGGCCCAGATTGGTGTGCCGCTCGCCATCAAGAACCCGAGCACGTTCCCCAGCGACGAGGAGGCGATGGCTGTCGCGCATGAGGTCGCCGGCTACGTCCCTGGCGGGAACGTCCTCGGCGTCGTCGCGAAGACTGGCGTCGACGTTGGCGCGTACAAGCTCGGGCAGCTGGCTGTCAACGAAGCGTGGTTCGATCCGTACTTCGACAACGACGGCTACCCGTACGCCATCGACTCGATTCCGGGCCGCCTCGTCGGCGACCCCAGCACGGCGGAGACGTTCGTCGGCGGAGACGTTGACGGGAACGGCCCGGTGAACGTCGTCATCTCCGTCGACGGCGTGAACGTGCTCTGGCGAAGCGTGTCGACTGCTGGTGCGGGTAGCTCCTACCAGTACTTCGACGTCCAGATGACGGAGTACTTCGCGGTGTCGCTGATCGAGAACACGCTGACGTCGCTCGAACTCGAGCAGGATCGCGTCCCGTTCACCGGCGACGGCCAGTCGATGATCGAGGGCGCGATCGTCGATGCGCTCGCGGACTACACGGGCGGGCCGGACGACCCGTTCGCGGAGACGACCATCCACGTGCCCGAGCCCGAGGACCTCTCTGAGGACGACCGGGCGAATCGGCAGTGGACGGGCATCAAGCTCGACTACCGGCTCACCGGGAGCGCGCAGACGTTCAGCGTCGAGATGACGCTGAGCGCCTAACACCACGCAGTACTCCTTCCTGCATTCATGTCGCAATACAACAAGGACGAGGTTACGATCCTCGTCGATGGCGAACGAGTTGCACAGCTGAAGAACTTCGACCCGCCCGAGGAGAGCTACAGTCGGAGCTACGACGAGACCGTCGGCGAGGACGACAACGTCCTCCTCAACAACACCGACCCCGAGCTCGAAGGCGAGCTCGAAGTGTCGCCGACCTCGAGCACCATCCCCTCTATCAACTCGCTGTTGGAGAGTGGTGCGCAGGTGCCGATTACGGTCCGGTTCCCGTCGGGCGACGTCCGGCAGAACGAGACGTATACGGGCGTGGTGTTCACGAACAAGGCGTTCGCGAACAGCTTCGACGACGACCCCGAGTCGCCGCCGAACCGCACGTACACGTTCATCGCCGACGACATCCAGTAACCCATGCCCGAGGATATCGACATCCAAGACCTCGAGGAACAGGACTGGACGCTCGGCGGCGAAGACCACCAGGAAGTCATCGAGTTCGGCGGCATGGAGTTCCTCGTCCAGGACCCAGACGACGATGACGTCCTGAACATGATGGCTGGCGGCGGTGGCGGCGAGCCATCCCAGCGGATGTTCGAGCTCGTACAGTCCGCAATCGTCGCGCCCGAGATGACGCTCGAACGCTGGCAGGACATGCGGACGTCCGAACGCATCGGGCTCGCGATGCGCGTCTCGGAAGCAATCGGGCTGAACGACATGATGGATTTTCCCGACGGTGGGCCCGATCTGCCGACGGAAAGCTAACCACGAAGATCCACAAGGCCACCGGCGAGCCGCTCGAAGACGTCGCGCGGTGGCCGTGGCAGAAGAAGGTGTTCTACGGCGAAGCCTACGCCGCCCTCGAGGAAGACAAAGACGAGGCGGCACCTGACCTCGACGAACTCCTCGACCAAATCGACCAACCGACTCCCCCACACTAACTCATGTTCACCGGAAACGTCCGACGTATCGCCACCGTCCTCACGGCCGAGGACAACGCCACCGGCACGCTCGACGACGTCGAACAGCAAGGCGACCAAGCGTCGGACTCGATGGGGAACGCCGAAGAGAGTGCAGTCTCCCTCGGGCAAGCGCTTGGCGTTGCCGCTGGCGCGACGACCGCGCTTGCCGGATCGCTCGCGATGCTCACCCAGCAGCACGGCCAGACCGAGCAGACGTTCGCTCGGCTACAGACCGTCGCCGGCGCGACCGACGAACAGATGGAGCAGATGCGGTCAACCGCGATGCAGATCGGGATCGACCTCCCGATCTCCATGCGGCAGGCCGCGAGCGCGATGGAGCAACTGTCGTTCGCTGGCTTCAACGCCGAAGAATCCATCTCCGCGGTCGCAGGTGTGGCCGACCTCGCGGTCGCGTCCAGCCTCAACATGGGGCAGGCCGCGCGCACAACCGCGTCCGCGCTCCGCACGTTCGGGCTGGAGGCCGACGAAACCCATCAGGTCACCGCGACACTGGCGGCGACGTTCTCGAGTTCCGCAACGTCGATTGCGGAGTTGTCCTCCGCCGTCGAGCGCGTCGGCTCCACCGCCCGCGCCGCGGGGATCTCCATCCAGGAGACCGCGGCCGCCCTCGGCGCACTCGCCGACCGCGGGATTCGCGCCTCTCGCGCAGGGACAGCGCTCGACACGACGCTGACGCGCATCATCTCTGGGTCCGGGCAGGCTGAGAAAGCACTCGAACGCCTCGGGTTGGCGACGGAGGACCTCGTCAATAGTCAGGGCGAACTCCGTGACCTGCCGGAGGTCTTCTCGGTGCTTGGCGACGAAATGCAAGGCCTCGATAGTGACGCCGAACGGCTGGCCGTCGCGACACAGCTCGCTGGCCAACGCGGCGCACGTGCGCTCCTGCCGCTGCTGGAGAACTCCGAGGACCTCAACGAGAAGATGGGGCAGATCTTCCGGTCGGAGGTCCAGGAGTCCATCGGCGCGCTAAACCAGCTGAGCGAGGAGGAACTCGCTGGTGTCGAAGAAGCACTCCAGATGGACGTCGACCGGTCGAATTTCGCGCCGGAAGACCTCGTCGCGGGCCTCGAGCAGATGCACGAGCAGGGGGCGACGACCGAGGAGATGACGCAGCGGCTGACGACAGGACTCGGCATCAGTAGTGAGGCGGCGCAGACGCTCGCGAAGGACGTCGCGGATGCGAGTGTCAGTAGCGAGCAGCTCGCTGAGTCGATTGGTGGGGCGACGACCGCCTCGGAGATCGCGGCGTCACAGATGAATACGACCGCGGGGATGGTGCAGTTCATGCGGTCGAGCTTCGACGCGATGACGTACTCGATCTATACGGGCGCCGGCCCTGCGATCACGTGGTTCAACGAGCAGCTGGCAGCGGGAATCAACGTGATCAACAACAACGAGCAGGCCGCGAAGATGCTTGGCGCGGGCCTTGCTGGCCTTACTGGTGCATTCGCCCTCCTGACGCTCGCCCTCGGCGCCGCGTGGGTTCAAACGAGTGGATTGGCTGCTGCCCAGGGTATTCTTGCGAACTCTTTCATCGCCTCAATTGCGTCAACGTATGCGCAAGCTGGTGCTCTCGGAGTACTTTCAGGAGCAGCCGGAACCGCAACAGCTGCTGTTAGTGCTCTGTGGGTCGCGCTCGGCCCTATCGGGTGGGTCGTTCTCGGCATCACAGCGGCGTTCGCTGGACTGGTCGCACTCTGGAAGACCGACTTCCTCGGCGCTGGCGAGGAGGCAGGAGCTGTCCTCGGGTTCTTCAGCGAGAAAGCCGGCCAAGCGTGGAACATTCTCACGCAACTGGTCGGCATCATATACGAACTCGGCCGCATCGGTGCGGTCCTTACTGGACTGGCGCTTCTCGCCCCCTTCGCCGCGCTCCTGAAACTCCCGGGCGCAATCCAGAAGGTCGCTCCGCAGGCGAAGCAGGCCGCGATGAACATCCCCACGATGATCGTCGACGGCCTCGACAGCCTCGGTCCAGCGAAGTACGCACTTCCCGTCCTCGGACCACTCCTTGCGGCCCACGACATGATCACGAACCCCGACCGCTGGGTCGACGCCGGCCGCGGGCTCGTCGAGGCGTTCGTCTCCGGTATCACCGGCCGCGGCGACCTCGTCCCGGACGCCGTCTCCGGCATCGTGTCCGACGCACGCGAGTACTTGCCGTTCTCGGACGCGAAGCGCGGCCCGCTCTCGAACCTCTCCGGGTCCGGCGCGGCGCTGGTGCAGACCATCGCGAGCGGCGTGCAGTCCGAGGACACGACCATCGCGAACGCGCTGACGAACGTGATGTCCGCGACGCCCCTCGGGCAGGCTGCTGACGTGGTGTCGAACGCAGCCAGCGGCCAATCCTCGGGTGGTCAGACGTACGACGTCACGATTACGAACGACATCACGGTTGAAGGTGGAGACGGCTCGACGGAGAGTTCGGTCGAGCAGGCGGCCGAGACGGGGACGTCGACGGCGCTGGAGGAGTTCTTCCGGCGGGTTGCGCGAGAAACGTGACCTACTCGTCCAGCTCCTCGAGGAGTTCGTTCTGTCGCTCCAGGAGCTCGTTTTGTCGACTGAGGGATGCGGCGATCTGACTCAGGATGATGTTCTGGGTTCCCAGCAGGACACTCGTGTTCCCTTTCCCATACTGATTCTTCACGTTCACCTCTTGATTCTCAGCGTCGACGTCGATATCTTCGAGGTCGATAGTTTCCGTACTCTCCGCGTCGAAAAGTCCCATATCTGCTACGACTCCCACGGATGCAAAAAGAATTATGCCACCTATAGCGCGAATCGGCGAGTCACCGAGCGTCGTCACAATCGGTGACCTCGTCCTCCCAACGACCACGGCAACGGACAGCGGCGGCTGGAACAGCCCCTCGAAACGGACCGAGGAAGGCTACGATTACGACTCCTACATCCGCCCCGAACCCGTCGAAGTATCACTCGAAGCCTGGGTGCCCGTCGAGGACTACAACAAACTGAAATCACTCCGACAGAGCGGCGAACCGTTCCCCGCATCCATCGGCAAGCAAGCCTCGTTCGCGAAGGCGAAACTCGAAGCGCTCGACGTCGCCAACGAACAAGGTCAGTCCTCGCACTACAAGGTCTCACTCACAATCCGCGAGGTCCGCGAAGCCAGCATCGAGACCGCGGAGATCTCCATCGAGACCGAGGACGGCTCCTCGATGGGATCGTCCGCCACCACGACAGAGCCGTCGGTCGCCCAATCCGAGGAAACCGACGGCGGCCAGGTTGAGGACGAAACCGGTGGTATCGTCGGGACGCTCGCGGGCATCCGGCAGTCCCTCTCGGGGGTCCTCTAAGTATGGAGCAAATTCCGCTCCCCGTGGACCGAGCGCGAGCGAAGCGCCCGATTCACGTCGAGTTCACGCCGTCGTCGTTCCCCGGCCAGCGCTTCGCCGTGCGCTTCAACTGGAACTCCATCGCCGGCCACTGGACCATCGAAATCGAACACCTCCGCCGCAACTTCACAGTCACAAAGTCGATGGCGACGCCGTACCGCCCGTACTCATACCTCCCATACCTCGTGTTCGTGCTCGCGGACACCGCCGGCGAAGTCACCAAAGTGACGCCAACGAACCTGGGGGACGAAGTGAAACTCTGGGTGCTCCCCGGCCCCTCGGGCCAACAGGAGGACGAGTAGATGGTCTGGGGGCAGCATCGGAGCGTCGACGCCGGCGCGGTCACCCTCGACGGCCTCGACCTCGACATCACGGTACGCAAGCCGAAAGAAGACCCCCTGGAGTTCACGGTCACCACGTGGAACCTCACCGAGGAGAGCTGGCAGCGCATCAGCGACGGCGACCTCTGCCGCATCGAACTCGGCTGGACCGACGGCCCGGTCGGAACAGTCATCATCGGCGAGATCGACACACGGGACCGGTCCGCTGACCGCGGCGACATCTCCTACAAGCTCGGCGGCGTCGACCAGACGGAAGCGGTGACGAAGACGAAGCCGTACGACTCCTGGGGACAGAAAGCCTGGACGAATAAACGCCCCGACCAGATCGTCGACGCAATCGCGAGCGAAGTCGGCCTCTCCGTGCAAACGACCCAGGCTGGCTCCCCGATTCAGGGAATGTGGTCGATATCGCCCGACAAGACACTCAGCGGGAACCTCGACGACCTCCTCCAAATCGCTGCGGAGAAGACCGACGTCGAGTGGGAGTGGTTCGCCGGCCGCGGCCAGATCTATTTCCTCCCACGCAACCAGGGGACGCAGGACGCGCCCGAGTTGAGTTACGACGGGCTCCTCCTCTCACTGGGCGCGAAATCGGATACGAGCGACGACACCGAGGGCCAGCTGAAGTTCGAGGCGATGCTCGAGCCACGCATCGCGAAGGGCGCAACTGTGTACGTCAACACGGACTCCTACCAGGGCCCGTACCGCGTCAGCGACTACGAATTCAAGTCCTCGACGGACTCCGGTGACCACCTCGTCCGCGGCACACTCACGCCGATCGACGCGGACTACTCCGTCGAATAACCCGCCAGCCAACCGCGGCCAGCCTGCTTCTGAGCATGAGTGCCTGGGAACAATCCACAGTCAACTGCACGAGCACCGACTGCGACGGGACAGCCGTCGCGAAGACCAACCAGTGGGGGGAAGTCACCCACTACGAATGCCCGCAGTGTAACTGCACGATCGACCGGGAGGACGTCTGATGCCCGGATTCGTCCAGATTCTCCGCGAGTTCGTCCAAGCGGAAATCCACGGCATCTACACGATGACGTTCGTCCGCGTTGAGGAAGTCAACGATGGCCGGCGGGCCGTGGTGAGCTTGAAGAGTGACTCGGACATCCTCATCGACAACGTCCCCATCGCCTCACCGTTCGCGAGGGGTGGCGCGGGCATGATCACGCCGGTCGCCCGAGGTGACGAAGGATTCGTCCTGCACGCTCAGGAGCCGCTCGACGACCAGATCCAGGAGCGCGGCGAGCAGCCCGCGGGCAGCGACCTGCGCTTCCAGCTCGAGGACGCCGTCCTCCTGCCCCTGGTGTGGCTCGACGAGGACGACGTCCCCAACCACGAAACCGGCGAGTTCCAAGTCGCCATCCAGGAGGACGGCTCCGTGCTACGGATGCTGCCAGATGGGCGCGTCCGCGTCGAGCACGCCTCGGGAAAGGTCATCGCGATGGACGCGGACGGCTCCATCACGTTCGGTGACGAGGCGGCCGCAGCAGCCGTCCTCAACGCCGACGCCGAACTCGAGTACAAGGACACCCAGCCCGACGGCTCGACGTCGACGAAGACCGTCGACGTCGTTGATCCGGGGACATCCGACGTCGACGCCTCCTAACCCACTCGTGATTGCATGAAATACAAGCGTACCTTAGCGACGAATCCAGACGGCACGTTCCGCCGTGAAAACGGCTCACTCGTCTGGATCGACGGGGAAGCGGCAGTCAAACAAGAACTCGAAAACACGCTGAAGACCGTTCGCGGCGAGGACGAGTTCGACGACGAGCACGGCCTCGACATCTTCGAAGCGACCGGCGCAGCGCCGCCGATCGTCGAGCGCGAAATTCGGACGGCGTTGCTGCAGGATGACCGCGTCGACGAGGTCACCGACGTCGTCATCGCAGACCCCGGTGGGAACCGGGAGACCGAGGTTGAGGTGTCGGTGGCGCTCGTTGATGGTGTCGGCCTCAGCCTCTCAGAGACGCTTTAACTACACGTATGAGTGATTCAGACTTCGGCATTCAGGACGACGGATCGTTCCAGCGAAAGCACGTCGACGACATCCGCAGCGACCAACACCAGAACTTCAAGAACGAGGTTGGCGAGGACGTCGAACTCCGAGAGTCATCGCCACAGCAGCAACTACTCGACGCGAACGCAATCGAAATCGCACGGCTGTGGGAGGCCGTCGAGTCGATGTACTACGCGTCGTTCTTCGAGGATTCGTTCGGCGAGCAACTGGACAAGCAGCTGGCGCTGGCCGGGTTCAGTCGTATCCCGGCGCGGTCCGCGACCGGCGAGGTCGTCTTCTCCCGTGGTGATGCGGCGCCGGACGACATCACGATCCCGTCGGGGACGGTGGTGACGACGCCGCGGACGGAGACGATGCCAGCCATCCCCTTCGAGACCACCGAGGG